GCACCTTTACCTTTGGATGCCCCTTATCGTCGCAGATACGCCAAAAGCATTTATACAACCAGTCAGTGACCGAATTAGTGACAGAAAAATCCTCTGTGCACCCCAAGCCGATGTAGTCATATGTCTTTATCAGATGCTCTAAATAATCCCACGGTTCGCCTTGGTGATACGCTGGAAGAGCAGGCAGCCCCAGCGTCCGGAGATATTCAGTGTCCGCAAGCGTCTGATCTGGAGAGGCGTTCGCAATTACAAGATCGCCAGCCACAGCATCAAAATCGCCAGAGAGGGCATAGTCGGCATAGGCTTCCCGATCAATTACCTCGTTTTGGTGCCACGCAGAGAAAGCACCCGAATCCAAGAATATGCCCTTAAACCCACTATGCCACTTACGAGGCATGGGCAGCCAAAACGTGTCCAGCACATACTGCCCGCGCATTGCCTCGTAGCGGGCAAATCCAGACTTGCCATCCATGCCAAAATACAATCTCATTAAATATTGACTTGAAAAAGGGTGGGCCGCTCTTCCTTCCTGTAGATCTTTTCTTCATCAATGGTATAACCCGATGCACTGAGCCAGAATGATGCGCACTGATTCACAGCCTCTTCAATACCATGCAAGCCCTCCAATATGTGCTTCCGCTCTACTTCATCAGGGACTCCTGCTCGAATACGACGATCTAGCTCGCTGAACGTCATACCATTGCCTCCGCGCTGGATTCATACTGTGGGTCTTCGCGCTCTTGCTTGCGCTGCTGCTGCTGGATGTGCTTGTCGACTAAGCCCGTCCCTTTGTCCAGGTCTTCCTCGCCCCACTCGTTGAGCTCATGCCCCTGCCAGTAGGGGTTGAGGCTGTTCTTTTGCGCCTCGCCCCACTCAACCTGCCACTTACACATCTCAATGGCGATGACCCACGCCATCACAAGGTCATCGTGTGCGCCAGAGACCGCTTCGAACTTAGTATTGGTAAAGACAAACGTCTCAAACTGAGTCAATAGATCAGTAGAGTGGGGAAGGACCGCCCCTTCCTCCATCCAGCGCCGGGCCTGTGCTATGAGCGTGAGGCGCGTCTTCAGGTTCATATTGAAGCCCAGCTTGGCGGTGGCCTTGTCCCACGGCTCGCCCGAGTTATTCTGCTGGAGGTAGATGTTCTCGTAGCCCAGCCGCTGCAGGACGTGGTTGGCCCCACCGTCCTTGTTGTTCTCTATGCCGATGAGTGCGTTGTTGTAATAGGTGCCCAGCATGTAACCCAGCTCACCGAAGGTGATGGGGTCGACCTTGCCTTGCAGCTCCGCGCACTGATGCCCCGACGCCACTTCGATCACCTCATAGACGGAGTCATCGCCGTGGGCGAGGCCCTCAGCGACATCGCCGCCGATGACATAGGTCAGTCCATGCTGGGGTGGCCCCCATACGCGCAGATCGTAGCTCATGCCGCCTCGCAGGTCACCGCACCGGCCTCGTCCATCGCCAGATGGCCCTTCATCACAGGCTTACACACCAAAGACCGCATCTCGCGCAGCAGCTTGGAGGAGAAAGCCAGCTTGACGCCCATAGGCACGAACATACCGTGCACACGCGCCTCAATCTCATCCTCGTCCCACTGCTGCAGGAGACGGTCCTTAGCATCCTGTGGGATATAGGGGTTGTCGAGCATAGACCAGCGGTGGAAGGTGATGCCCTTCGAGCGCTGATGCAGGAAAAGCTCCTCGTAGATCCACGGTATGCCACCGCGCTTTTCGTCAAAGACAGGGGTCATCGTGCCTAAAAACTTACCGTGGAAGTCGGCCAGACGGGCCATGCACTCACCGTAGATCTCACGAGGCTGCACCTCATCGTGATGCACCTTATGCAGTCGGACACCTTGGAAGGTGTTTCTTTTCTGCGTCGAGAACTTAAACTGTATCCATGAGCCATTGGTGAAGGCCAGCCGATGCTCGGCCCATCCCGAACGGGACGACCACTTGGAGGAATCGTCTATATAATTCCACAAAAAGCCTGCCTCATCTTCGCCCAGCACCTGATCCACCAACGTCCGCTCACATACATTAACGCTCGTCTCTTCTGTGTCCGATACGATCCACATGCCGATGGGGCCCTGAAAACGCTTAGACTTCTGTTTTGTGACCACATCGAGGCCCAGACAGTCTGCGACGTCCTCCATAAGGCCCGCAATCGTCTTACCACCACGGTTTCCTGCTATTAACCACTTGTTGTTACTGGGATCTAACAGGGCACCCGCCTGACAGGGGTCGCTGCCTGTGTAACCGCCGTAACGCTTCCCTTCGATCGCTCCAAAGGGGGACCACTGGAAGAAAGGGGTGGTTGCCAAGTGGCGGATCTGCTCATACGCCTTGGCGTCGGCCGCCTGAAAGGCCTCATGCAAGAAGGGGCGCTCCCGCAGCTGCACGGCCAGCGAGGCCAGCTTACTCAGGTCAAAGCTCATGCGTCAAACCACCGCACGGAGGCCGTATGCACCGCCTCGCCGTCGACGGGAAGGAGGGTGCGTAGCTCATCGATGGCATTCCGGCTGCTCCAGACCGCCAGCGAGCCGTCGGCTGCCAACCCTTTGTCCTTGCCCAAGCCAAGGCACCCCTTGACCTGATGGCCGTAGTTAGCCGAATGGATCAAGCACGCATAGCGATCCGATTGACGGTTGGGCTGGTAGGAGACGCTGCCACCGACAAAAGCCCACACATCGCCATATTTCTCACTACAGTGGTGTATAAGAGCGTATTCACCGCCGGGGATACAGCTTATTTCGGGCCTGTTGTTGATCCAAGGGCGCTCGATGCCGTAATACTTGTGATTGCCGACTGTGACCCGCGACAACGTGCCCGATTTATCCATCTGGTATCGATTGATCGTCAGGTGCATCGTCCTCTCCATAACCCGCCGCAGTTAAAAGTTTCAACAGCTGATCCCAAGGAACGACCGCCATAGGAGACTGGTTGTTGCGCTTGAGAATCAACAGGTCGTTATCGCCAAGCCATCCCTCTAACGTCTTAAAGCCCGCACCCTCCTTACGGGCCTTGACCTCAGCGATCAACGTATTACCAATCAGTAAATCACCACTGAATGAACCACCGGCAGCGCCCGACAAAGGCACGCGCTCGGCCGGGATACCCGCAGCCTTAAACGCATTAGCCAGCTCACGCTCAACGCGGCCCCCCTTGTTTCGGCTCATCTTACCGCCCATAGCCGTCCTCCATTGTTTCATGTGGAACTTGTCGTTAATGTAATGATAACATACACACAAAAAAAGCATAACGTCATATTTATTCTATTCTAATTAGTGTTATTGTCGTTACAAATCGATGAAAAACGCACTAATTTATTCAAAAATGACGAATAGCGGCAAGTTGTTACAACGATGTAACGCAAATCCTCCGATTTCTATTGCATCTATGGTAGAGCCCCCCTACGTTAAGTGACCCAACAAGAAAGGAACGTAGCACATGCCCCAGACCAAGCCCACGCCGCTGTCAGAGTGGCTACACCTACATTCAGTATCGATTAGCGACTTTGCTAAAGAGATCGGCGTAACACGGCAGACAATCGCCCGTATAGCACGCCATGACTTTGAAAAAGTAGACGTGCAAACGATGCAGGCCATCGTTAATCGCACAGGGATGACATGGGAGTCATTGTGCCACGGAGAGCCAGAAAACAGCAACCGAAGAACTGGGATACCCATAATAGACTACGTGATCCCAAACCTGATCCGCGACTTGTCCCTCCAAGACACGGTGCAAAGGTATAGGAAATACATCAGTCCACACTTTACCTGTAGTTCGCCACACTACTTCCAACCGGCCCCGGGTCGAATAGGAGAGCTATGGGGCATTGAACATGGCGGCACAATCAATGGCGAAGTGATTGACTACTCGCGGGGATTTATCGACTGGGAAACGATGTGTCGATACAACCTACCCGATATGGACCAAGCGCAGCAATACGAGCGATATACTACCGTTGAAAGCATCGACATTGTCGGGAAGCCGGGGGACCGAGACACCTCCAAAGAGCTATTGGTCGTCACAAAGTCAGTGTGGCACCGACCCAACCAAACCTACAACATGCCTCAGACGCTGTGCAGGTTGACACTTGAAAGCCCTGCTGTAACTGCATCGAAGGAAATACCACCGCGCATAGTGTCGTGGTGGTGGATAGAGCTACCTAC